TCAATGCTGTAGATAATATCTATGTTGCAGATAACATTTACCATGAAGGTGATACTGATACTCGCATTAACTTTGGAACCAACCACATTAATTTTTATGCTGGTGGAACTGAGACACTAGAGGTTTGGAATACTGGTACATATAATTATAACGTATACTACGAAGATTATGACGCATTATCAGGCACATCTGTCACGGTAAACTGCGACACTGCCCAAGCATTTAGCTTAACGATGACAGGCAATACTACGTTTACATTTAACAGTGTGACTAACGCATGGTCTACTGGTTTTGTCCTAGAGCTAACAGGCAACGGTGGCACAGTCACATGGCCTACCTCAGTAGATTGGGCGGGTGGTACTGCACCTGATGCACCCGCAAGTGGTGAAACTGACATTTACGTATTCTGGACAAGAGATGGCGGAACAACATGGTACGGCGTACTATCCGTAGACGCTGCGGCATAAAAGCGGTAAGATGCCGATAAGCAAAGGAATTTGATATGGCAAGCACTTGGACACTTAACAACGCGGTTGAAAAAATCGCTGACGGTGAAAAGACAGATACATGGGGTCAGATTACAAACCGTAACTTTGACATCTTAGATCGTGCAGCATCTGGCGTTGGCACGATTGATCTATCATCCTCTGCTGCGGCACACACTCTAAGCACAACAGACGGTACGACAGGCGACAGCTTGGATGACGGGATGTATAAAGTTCTTGTGCTATCTGGCGCGACAGAGGATTGCACGATCACAGTAAGTCCAAACGATGCAACTAAGTTTTACCTTGTAGATAACAATAGCGGATATGACTGCACATTTACGCAAGGCACTGGTGATAATGTCACTGTAGCCAATGGATCAACTGGTATCATCTACTGCGATGGCTCTGGTGCTGCGGCGAACGTCAGGGCAATTATTGACGCGACAACGCTAACCACGCTGGGTATTACAGCATCGGCAGCGGAGTTAAATATTCTAGAAGGCGTTACAGCGACGACTGCGGAGCTAAACTACAATGACATCACAACGCTTGGCACATCTGAAGCCAGCAAGGCGGTCACTGCGGATGCGAATGGCGATGTTAATATATCAGAAGAGCTAAAAGCAAAAAGCTATAACGATACGTTTTCTGCAATTACTTCATCTAGCGGTACGGCCACACTTAACTGTGAAACGGGTAACGTATTTTCACTAACTCTGAGCGAGAATGTAAGTACGTTTACATGGAGTAATCCCCCCGCAAGTGGTACGGCTTATGGGTTTTCTCTCAAGGTAATACAGGATGCGAGTGCCAGCGGTTACACTATTGCGTGGCCTGCATCGGTAGACTTTCCTAGCGGCACCGCCCCCACCCTTACCGATACCGCTTCAGCAGTAGATCAGTTTGTTTTTTACACGCATGATGGCGGCACCACTTGGTACGGTTTTACTGCGGGTAAAGATTTGAAAACGCCGTCGTAACAGATGACTTAGGAGACTTTTCTAATGAGTAGTTGGAAAAAAACTTTAATGGTAGGAGGAGTAGACGAAGTGCCTAGAGGTGAAAGTTTATTTGCAGTTCCAGGGACATATTCTTGGACATGCCCCGATGGAGTAACGTCTATTAGCGTTGTTGTTGTTGGTGCAGGAGGTTCAGGTCATGTTGTTGGATCAGAAGCTGGTGGTTTATCTAAAATAACGGTGGGAGGCACAGTCGTTCAGGCTAATGGCGGCGCGGCTGGCAACAATGCAACCAATGCTGGCGGCACTGCATCTGGCGGTGATGCTAACAACAGTGGCGGTCAAGGCGGAAGCCGTGGTGGCGGCGGTGCGGCAGGCTACTCTGGTAACGGCGGCGGCGGCGGTGGCAGTTATGTTGCGGGAACAGCAGGTTCCGGCGGCGGTGCTGGTGGTGGCGGCGGCGGTGGCCTTGGATGGTCTGCTGGTGGCGGTGTTAATGTTTTTGGAGAAGGCACTAGCGGTGCTGGTGGTACGGCAGCTAGTGTCAACGGCGGTGGCGGCGGTAGTGACGGTAGCGGCGGCACTTTTGCAAAATACGGCTCACCGGGCTACTTTGGCGGTGGCGGTGGGGCATTCGGCTCTACAAGCTATAAAAGTGGCGGCGGCGGCGGATTAGCTTATAAAAACAACATAACGGTTAGCCCCGGCACATCTTACACAGTAGTTGTTGGCAAAGGTGGACAGTCAACGCAAGCCAACGGAGCAGGGAACGCGGCGGGAGCGAATGGTGCCGTGCGGATAATTTTCCCGGGCGATACACGCCAGTTTCCAACTACGGATGTTGGCACTCCGTAATGAAGCAAAGACTTTGCTATATAAGTGGACTGCCGCGAACAGGCTCTACGCTGCTTTCAAACATTTTGATGCAGAACCCTTCTGTGTACTCAGAGGGGCGTTCTGCTTTATGTCAGATGATGTGGGATATGCAGTGTTCAATAAATGGCCCAGCAGAAGACGCTTTAAAGGCAAGTCGCAGATTAGAGGAAACTAGCAAGGATATTATGACAGAGCTTCCCGCTTTGTATTATAAGTCTGTCAGCAAGGATATTGTCTTTGATAAATGTCGTACTTGGACGCTCTATGAAAACCATCAGATGATAAAGCGTTACATAGATGAAAATCCAAAAGTGGTTGTTTTAATTCGTCCCGTAGATGAAATTGTAAGGTCTTTTGCAAAACTTAGGTTAGATAACGGTTGGGTCGGTGATGTGTATACAGACCTTCTTTTGCCAAATACAGACCCGCTTACCTTGCCTCTTGAAGGCATTAAATATGCCAAATACATTCGTGATGAGGGGTTTTTGTTTGTGACATACAAATCACTTGTAGAAAATCCTTCTATGGTATTAGAGAAAATATATGAGCATTGTGAGATTGATCCCTTTGCGCACGACTTTGATACGATAAAGCAGGTATTTGTTGAAAATGATGATGTGTACGGCCTTGTCGGTATGCATGAGGTTAGGCAAGAAATAAAGTTTCGTGAGAATAATATTGGCCTGCCCCAAAATATTCAGCAAATAAGTGACGAAATGACGAATGCGTTGTATGATGGTTTGCGTGTGATATAGGAGAAAAGCACTATGTATGTTAAATTAGAAAACGATACGCCGATAGAATGGCCTCTCGCGGTTCAGCGCATACGTTTTGAAAATAAAAACGTCAGCTTTCCCGCAGATATGTCTAACGTAAACGTTAGGGAGTACGGATTTGCACCCTTTCAGTTGGCTGACCCAGAGGAATATAACTCTCAGTTTGAGGAAGCTAGGGAGCTACCCCCTGTTGAGAATAACGGTGTTTTTGTGCAGCAATGGGAAATTGTGCAGAAATATACTCCTGAAGAAAAAGAAGCCTTAATCGCGGAGCTTGCAGTAAAAGCGGCTGCTGCTGCTGAAAGTGCTGGTCGTGAAAAGCGAGATGCGCTTTTAGCTGAAACTGATTGGATGGCGTTGAGTGATAACACTCTATCTTCTGAATGGGCAGATTACCGCCAAGCATTGCGTGACATAACCACACACGCCAACTGGCCCAATTTGGAAGATGCTGACTGGCCTACAAAGCCTTAATTTAAATGGTTAGCGTTCTTATCATGGGGCTTCCCAATTCAGGGAAGACAACTTTAGCTAAAGCTCTGCAGGGGCATTTAGGCGCACAGCTATATAATGCAGATGTTGTGCGAGAAATGGCTAATGATTGGGACTTTTCTTATAGCGGCAGATTGCGTCAAGCGAAACGCATGAGAGACTTATGCAAGTCTTCCAGTGCTAACTACGTCATTGCCGATTTTGTTGCACCTCTTGACGAGTTTAGAAATTTGTTTTCAGCAGATTGGATCGTTTGGGTAGACACGTTACTTGAAAGTCGTTTTGAAGACACGAATAAAATGTTCACTAAGCCTTCTCATTACGACTTTAGGATTACAGAAAAAAACGCTGAAAAATGGGCGTTATTTATTGCAAGCTATATTAAAGAAAACAAGCGCAGACCTGAGTTTGATTGGACTAAAGACACTGTTCAAATGCTTGGTAGATGGCAACCTTGGCATACAGGTCACAGGGCTTTATTTGATAGAGCCGTTCAAAAGACAGGGCAGGTTGTGATACAAGTTCGTGGTTGCTGCGGCACCAACTCTAACAATCCCTTTGATTTTAAAACTGTAAAAGATTTTATAGACCGTGATTTAGAGCCGTTCTACCAAGGTCAATACGTTGTCCAACGTGTTCCTAATGTAACAAATATTACATATGGCAGAAAAGTAGGGTATACTATTGAGCAAGAGTTTTTCAATGAAGATATACAATCTGTGTCTGGAACGGAAATTCGTAAATCAATGGGAGTTTCTATATGTCTTTAGTCCCGCTAAACATCCCCAAGGGGCAGTACGCAAACGGCACAGAGTATCAATCTCAGGGTCGCTGGCGTGACGTAAACCTAGTGCGTTGGCATGAGGATGCCTTGCGTCCGATTGGCGGTTGGAGGCCACGCGCACAGTCCGATAATAGCCCAGTAGATGCTGGCGGTGTTGTTCGCGGTGTCCATTGTTGGGTAGACAATGACGGTGAGCGTTTCGCTGCATTCGGATCGCACGACACTGTGACAGCTATGCTGGAAAGCTCTATTACGGCAGACATTACACCCAGCGCACTTACAACGGGCCGCGTAGATGCAACGGTCAACACTGGCTGGGGTTCAGGTGGCTGGGGCTTGTTTGGTTGGGGCGTAGCGCGTCCAGACTTAGGTTCTATTCTACGCGCAACTACATGGTCGCTAGATAACTGGGGTGAGGAGCTAATCGCATGTTCGTCTGACGATGGTTTTATTTATTCATGGGACTTGAATACATCTAACGATCTTACGGCGGTCACAAACGCGCCTACGGGCTGCACAGCGGCATTCGTGACAGAGGAACGCTTCTTGGTTGCGCTTGCAGCGGATTATAGCGTTTCTCAGTCATCTTCCAAGCGTGTGGCATGGTCAGATCAGGAAGATTACAACACATGGACAGCGGCAGCGACAAACCAAGCTGGTGACATTGAACTGCAAACCAACGGCACGATCCTAGCGGGTGTACGCACACGCGGTCAGTCTTTGATCCTTACAGACCAAGACGCGCATACAATGACATACCAAGGCCCA